CCGAAGCGCGCGCCGGGAGCGGCGACCAGTAGGCCCGCCCCCTGCCCCGACATATCGGCCGGATGCTGCCAGCCGCCCGCATGCACAGAGGTGGGCGAAAGGAAATCAAACCCGTCCGAACCGTCCTGGGCATAGCCGCCCGCGCCGTCGTCATAGCTCAGGCCGTAATGCGGATCGCCCCCGGCATCGCCATAGAGCCCGCCGCCCGGCTGCGCGCCATAATAATGAGCAGCGAGCGATTGCGGATGATAGACGATCCCGCCCTGATCATCGGACGGAGCAGCCAAGCCCTGCGGCGCAACCGCATAGGGCCGCCCGGACGCAACCTGATCGGGCGCGAACCCGGCGCCGAAGCCATAAGGATGATTGGTCGGATAGACCGGCTGCGGTTCGACCAACTGCGCCGCCCGCTCCGCATCGCCGGGGTTCGGATAAGGCCGCACCGCGATCGCGTCAGCGTTGCGCTTGAGATCGCCGAGCTGCGCATAAAAATCCGCCGTCCCCTGATCCGCCGTCGGGACAGCGAAGGAAAGCGGTCCGGTCTGACGGGACTGGTTGCGTGCTCGTGGGGAATCCGAGCCAACCCCACTCGACATGCGCGAATGATAAAGGTCGAGAGGCGAAGAGCTAGGCGCTGATTGCAGAACAGCAGCCGGAACTCCGCCCTCGAGGTTTTGATCTTCAGTTACATCTTTGAGATTGGGAGTTTGGTACGGATCCTCGAACTGTTTCTTTCCCTGATCATAGCCCCAGCCGACCGCTAGCGGAATTAGGTGATCTGATACGAGCTTGTCGGCCCAAGGAGTATTATGGAGTACGTCCAATTCTAATTTATCTACATAGGTCTTCCCGCCAAGGGACACCCCTTTTTTGAATAAACCTCCCACGCCACCTGTAACTGCACCCGACAAGCGTTCGCCTTTGTCAGCCTTAAGCGCGCCAGTCAGTGCATCCATTGTGCCGTCGGCAATGGCAGAGATCGCCTTCTCGCCCAGCTTTGGTGCGAGCCGATGGAGACCGTACTCAGACAACGGGCTAAGCGTGTAACCCTTGATGAATTCTCCTGTCAGGCCCCCAGCAGTCGCCCAACCGGGATTAGCTTCGCGAACCATTCCAAATTCGGTCTGGTGTTCTTTACTTAAAAATGGCTTCAACGGGATCAAACTGTCCACTTCGCTGAGACCAAACGCTCCTACAGGCCCATTCGCTATTTGGTTCCACAGATTGTTTGGAACCAAACGCGTTGCATCTATTTGAACAGGATAATTAGGATCCTGGTCCCATTTACCATAAACCTCATTGACCTTTCTACGAAAATCGTCAGCCTGCTGCAAGTAACGTCTTCTCCCTTCTTCCTCTTCAGGGGGAGTAAGTTGCAATATACTTAGAATCTCGTCGGGATCTTTTCTTTCACGCATCATTTGCATGATCAGCGCAGCTCGCGTCGGATCATACTCACGCCGTGTGGTACCAGTCGCGGGCTCGATCTGTTGGGACCGGTCCACCGTAAGTTGCCCGGGTTCGAGCTCGTTTAGGCCCACCCCAGGCCTGCGAGTAGAAGAATGAACCGCTCGCCTGTTAAACGCTGCGACACTTGGCTGGGCGTTTTGATAGGCCGCCTGTGGCCTTGGCGCGGATGGCCTGGGCTGCGATGGCACACGGCGGTTCTGAGGTTGCGGTACCGCAGACGACGGCAACGACGGCGGAGGCGGCAACGGCACCTCAATGCTACCACCTGGCAGGTGGCGCACTGGCGTCCCGTCTGGTAGATAGGAATAGAAATCGCGCCGTGGCCGGCCCGGCCCTCCTCCGCTCATTCCCATTATGCTTGACTCCTTTCGAGCGGGTTGCACACGTCGCCAGCCGTTTTCGGGGTTGCGGGGCGCGGATTCATTCTTGTGCCGTTGAGGCACCGTGCTATCGGCGGCGCATGCATGACGAGTTGCTGGACCTCGCCTTCGGCATGACGGAATTCTTCCAGGCGGTGCCGAGGCTGCTGTGGCTTCTGCTGCGCCTCGTGTTGAATATCTTCGTGGAAGTCTTCCCCGAGACGGGCGGCTCGCTGATGTCGCGTGCTTTTGCTTTCCTGCTCAACCCCAGCACCTATGTGAGCAAGCTCAGGGGCAGGCAGGGGGCGGTCTCGACCAAGCATCGCGAGAGCGCCTATCGCCCCCTCGATCGGCCCGGCTTTTCTCCTCCACCGACCGCCAGCGAAAATACTGGCGCGGGATCTGCCGGCGACCATTAGCGGGCCGGTGATCGGGAAGATCCTCTGCCTGCTCGCCTGCCCTCGCGGCGCCGCAGCGCGCCTGTTTGTCTTTGAGGCCACGAATGGCTGTGCTATCGGGGGCGCATGTCGGATCCGTTTGAAGCCGCAGATTCCCTGTTGAGCAAGCTCTTCGCCGTTATCTTTGTGTACGCGCCCCCGTCCTTCCGCCGCGCATTGTGGCGCCCCTTCGCCTTCCTGTTCAACATGGGCAAAACCGCCGACGAGCCGGGCGCGGCTTCGGCCAAGCGCCGCAAGAGTTACATCTATCGCCGGGGCGTCAGCGTCCCGACCACCGCCAAAGTGCGGCTCGGAGAGGATGACGTCCGCGATTAGCGAGCGGAGCGACAATAGTGAGAGACGCTGCGTGGATGCGGTAGCTGTCATGACAGGCTCACTTGGGCTTCGGCACGAAATTGGAAGCTGCGTTGGCAAGCTGAGCTATTGAGCTGATTACCGTGCCGAGGCCGCTGGTCTTTTCGACATTCTTGCCATCCTGGATCGCATAGGGCGCAGCCAGCGACGAAAGCATCCCGATATATTTCGTCAAATCATTATAGGGCGTTTCATCCTTGTACTGATTGGCGGTGAAAGCCTGCAGGTCCCCGTTCATGATCCCTTGCAGCAATCCCGGAACCTGTCCCGCCGCCTGGAGCTGATCGCCGATCAGCCCGTTCGCCGCCGCCTGCTGGCGCTGGCGCTCCGCCTCATAAGCGGCCGAGGCGCGGGAGGCGGCATTTTCCGCCGCGCTGTTCTGCGCGCCGAAGATGCTGGAGGCGGCGCCATATTGGCGCTGCGCGGCATTTTCGGCCGAGCTATTCTCCGCGTTGAAGATGTCGCCCGAAGCGCCGAACTGGCGGGCGAGCGCGGCCTCGCGCGCCGACTGCTGCGAACTGAGCAGGCTGTTCTGCGCGGCGATCTGGCGCTGGCGCTCATTCTCGTAATTCTGCGCATAGACCTGATCGGTGGCGTTCGTGATGCCCTGGCCGAACAATTGCGCGTAAAGTCCCGATCCGTTCGAGCGTCCCGCTGAGCCGAACTGCGCATTGATCCGCGCCTGCGCCGCATCGGCCGCCTGGCTGGCGACCGATTTTATGAATGGGTTGCTGTCCGGCGTCAGGAAGCTGCCATTGGCGGACTGGTTGAGCAGGCTCTGGTCGATATAGCCGGTATCGAGCCCGCCATTGCCGGCAAAGCCGTTGAGCGCGCCGGAAACTCTGGTCGGCGTGCCGCTGGCGGCGAAGCCGTTGAGCGCGCTCGATGTCGTGATCGGCTGGCCGCCATTCGCCCAGGGATTGGAGTTGAGATAGCTGCCATTGGCTGCGCCGGTCAGCGCGGATTGCCCGAAATTACCCGCCACGAAATTGCCGAGCGTGTTGAGCGCGTTGTTCGCGACCGGCCGCCCCGCATTGGCATTGGCGACGATCTGATCGAGCGAGGCCTGCGTGCCCGCGCCAATCCCCGGCTGGGTCTCGTAGAGATTGGTCGCCGCCTTTGTCGCCTGCTGATAGGGCGTAGTCAGCCAGTCGGGCAGGCTGCCTTGCGCGTGCGAGGTCGTAGTTTTCTTGGATCCCATCAGAGCACCTTCCGGAGCACGACAGCGCGCTCTTCATAGCCTTGGGGTTGCAGCGCGCGGACCCAGCCCTTGCGCCCGATCAGTTCGATGGAGGCGCAGCCGCAGCCCCTGGCCCACAGCTCGATAAGCCGCAGATAATGCAGCCACTCTTCGCGCCCGAGCCCGGCGCAATGGCGGATGAAGCATTGCGAGCCATGTTCGCCCGGAATGATCTGGGTGACGCAGGCGGCGCGGATCTTGTGGCCCTCGGTCGCGATCCAGGCGATCGCCTCGCCGCGCGCAATCTCGCCCATCACCTCGTCAAGCGATTCGAAGGCGTCGCGATCGATCGAGGGCGCGATCGCCTCGCGCAGCTCGGCCTCCAGAATCGGCGTCATCGGCGTGTTGATTCCCCCGAACAGCATCAGAGGCCTCCTGCCGTCAGCCGGTCCTCGGCTGCCTTGAGCCGCTTCTCGATCTCGGCGTCGCGGGTGTTGAGATTGTCGATCAGCCGGCGCGCCCAGCCCAGCAGGGCAGCCGCGGCGGTGAGGAAGCTGTAGCGCGCGGGCGTCATCGCGCGCCCTCCAGCAGCACCGGCACTTCGATGCCGGTCGCACGGCTCCAGCTCTGCCGCGCGCCGACGATGGTGCGGCAGCGCATATAGCGGCCGCTCGCCCGCAGCGGGCAGTTGCCGTCGATCGCCTTGTCGGCAAAGGCGGTGAACGAAATCGGATCGGCCATCGATTGCGCGCGCGTGCCGATCGCGCAGGAAACCATCGGCGCATCGATGATCGGCCGCACCGCATTGACGAAGGCACGGCGGCCGGGCGCGGCTTCGAAATCGCCGGTATCGAAGATCGCGGCCATCGCATCACCGTTAAGCGGGCCGTAACGCCCCGCCGCGTCGAAGCCGGTCGCGCGGAAGCGCTTGCCCTGCAGCTTGGGATCGTCGAGGCTGAAGGCGAGGCTGTCGAGCGATCCGAACTGATCGAGGCTTTCGAGCGTGTAGCCGATATCGAAGCCGCTCATCAGCCAGCGCATGGCGAGATTCGAGCGCGTCCAGCGGTTCTCGGTCAGGCTGTAGCTCAGCCGCTCCTTCAGCAGCCCCGAACCGTCGGTGCGATAGGCCCAGGAGATGGTGGCGCTGAGCGGATCGAACGCGCCGACGATATAATTCTCGGTGCCGGGCGCGAGATGCTTGCGGAAATATTCGTTGACCGCGCCCGCGCCGATCGGCGTCGAGGTCGTCCCGTCCCACAGCATGAAGCCGTCATCGGCAATATAGGCCGAGATCAGCCCGCAATCGATGATCGATCCGGCCGAGATCGCGCCGCGCTTCTTCTCGACCACGTCGAAGCGGAACACGGTGTCCGGCCCGACATAGGTCATGCGGCTGATCGCATAGCGCTGGAACACCGAGCCGAATTCGCGGCCGACGATCCCCTGCACGGCGCCGCCCTCATCGGGCATGTCGTTGAAATCGGATTGCGCGCCGACATTGGTGCCCCAGATGGTGGGGTTGCGGAAGCCGCTCCAACGCACCCGGTTGGGGCGGTGGCCGTCAATGCCGTCGTCGAGATCGCCGAGCACGAGGAAATCGCCGACCGTGCCGATCGTCTTGGCGCGCGGCGGCGATCCGGCGAGCGCGGTCATCGCCTGGCCGATATCGCCGGCGACGGTGGGCGCGCCGAGCTGCACCGCGATCGCCTTGCCGACGAAGCGCGCGAACTGCCAGCTGTTGAGCGCGCTCAGCGGCGATGCGCTATGATATTGCGAGGCGAAGGGCGCGCCATTGTTGCTCACCCAGATATCGTCGCCCGCGCCGGCATAGATGAAGCTGGCGTCAGAGGTATCGGCGAACACGGTCGCGCCGGTGATCGGCGGCGTCAGCGAAACCCCGTCGATCAGGTTGAAATCATAAGCGGGGCCATAGCCGCCCGGCACCGGCACGACATTGAGTGCATCGACGAGCGCATCGGACTGGAAGGCTGCCTGATCGGGCTTCCACGCGCCGAAGGGGATCGGGATCGGCGTCACAGGCAGGGCCTCAGCCGGTTGGTACCCGATCGGCCGGAGCTTTCACGGATCAGGTCGCTCTTGATCTTCTTGGCGAGCGCCCATTGCCGGTCCGCGCTTTCGGGATCGCGGATCACGTCCTCGAGCAGATAGGCCTTGGCGAGCGCGCGGATGAGTTGCTCGCCTTCCTCCAGATAGGGATTGCTGTCGCTATCGTTGACCAGCGGCGCGAAGCGGGTGGTGCCGTTGATCACGACCGGATAGGCCTGGTCCGGCACCATGTAGAGCTGGATGCCGCTGCCGTAGCGCGAATAATAAGCGGGCTGGCCCTTCAGCATCATGCATCCTCCAGGATGGCGGCGTAATCGGCGTAGAAATGCGGCGCGGTGTCGGCGACGTCGGTGACGGCGATGTTGAGCGCCTTGATCGAGGCCTGGCCGCCCGGATCGACCGCGCTCACGAGCACGGTATAGACATTGTCGTGATTGGCGTCCGCGGGCGCCTCGAAATCCTTGGTGCCGTTGGCCGCCCAGCGCAGCACCGAGCCGACAATCTCGAACTGCGCCGCATCCGGACCGCCCGCGATCAGCCAGCTCACCAGCATATCGGCGGTGAGCGCGACTGCGAGCCGCGCATTTTCCGGCACGCTCTGGTTCTGATCGGTGGTGATGGTCGGCGCGGTCGGCGTCGGCGTGGGGGTTGGCGTGGGCGTCGGTGTCGGGGTGGGTGTCGGCGTGAAGATCTGATCGCCGTCATGCCAGCGATCGAAGGTCGTATGGTTGACGTAATCGAGGTTCCAGCGCTGGCCTTGCGGCGTGACGATGTGGAGGCTGTCGATCCGCCCGATCAGCGGGATATCGGCGAGGTCGTGGACGTCGTAAACATCCTGGCCGGCAACGGTGGTGAAGCTGAGCCCGCGCAGCTCGTTGAACCAGAAACGTTCCTTTGACGCTTCCTTGATCGCGTCGCTGACGGCGAGCGCGATCTCGGAGGCGAGATCGGGGCGCATCAGCTCGTTCATGATGCGCGCCCTGATGGCCCCGAAGCTCATTATGCGGTCTCCCCGCCTGCATCCTCGGCGGGCGATGCGGGCTTGCGCCCGCGCCGCTTCGCCCCGTCCGCTACGGCCGTATCCTCTTCCGAAAGATAGCGGCCGTAGCGGTGGCTCGGCACATCCCCGTCGAAGGTGGATTCGACCGGGATCAGGCCGTGCTCGGCGATGAAATCGTCAAGCATGGCGGCCTTCTCGTGCGGCTTCATCGTCTCGCCGCCCTCGATCTCGGCGCACTCATAGGCCGCCGGCGGCGAGCTTTTGACGAAGATGATCCGGGCCATCGGGGTCAGGCCTTGGGCACGTAGGAGACGGTGACGACCGCCTTGCCCGTGGTCGCTGCGGTTCCCGTCTGCGTGTAAGAGACGTAGAGCGTGGTATCGGAAGCGAACACCAGCCCGCGCCCCTGATTGGCGGCGTCGGCCGGGGTGTAGACCCCGATCGTGACCTCGGTCACGTCCGCGGCGGAAACCAGATTGGTTCCTGCTGCGGTCGTGCCCGCCACCAGCACATTGGTCGTGCCGGCGTTGAACGCCTCGTCGACGAAGACCTTGATCTGCTCGATCTTGGCGCCCGCCGGCACGGCGCCGATCTCGATGCCGTTGGCGATGTTGGGGGTGTTGTAGGCGATGTCCGCGCGCAGATAATGGACCGCCTGAAGCTCGAATTGACGTGCAACCGCCATCTTATCCTCCTCAGACCAGCGGCGCGTAAGCCGGGAGGATGATCGTCCCGAACCGCGCATTGTTGAATTGGGAAGCCTTCAGGCCGGCGATCGTCCACGCCGAGACGCCAAGCTGGTTCTCATAGTCGAAGCGTTCCTCGACCCATTTGAACTTCTTGTCGTCATTGGGCGTGTCGCCGCCGGTGCCGAACATCGCCGCCTGCGCGCCGCACAGGATCGCGCGCCGCGCATTGGTCACGGCAGCACCCGTCGTCGACTTGACGCCATAGGGCACTTTTTCGGACTGATGGATGACGATGCCGTTGTAGATGCCGACGAAATCGCCGCCGGTGATCAGCGGCACGTCGCTGAGCCCGCCCTGGATATGCGCGCGCTGCAGGTCCGCCCACTGGCCGGTCGAGGTTTGCGAGCGCAGGCTCTGCACCTGGTTGGGATGCGCGAACAGCACATAATAATTGCCGCCGCGGATCTTGAGCGGGCGGATCGGCATCAGCCCGGTCGAGGCGAACGTCCCCTGCCGCAGCCGCGCCGCCAGCCGGTCGATCTGGACGAGCGTCAGCTCGTCGCCGGTGGTGAGCGATTCATCCGCGGTCTTGCTGTTCGGCCGCATGATATGATTGGCGTCGGCCGGCACGACCGCGTTGAAGCCGGTGTAAGCCGTATCGGTCTGATAGGTGGCGCCGCCAATCTGGTTGAAGAACCAGGTGTCGAAGCGAGTGGCGAACCAGTCGGCGAGCCCTTCCTTGGCCTCGCTGCGCATGTTGAAGGCGACGCGCTGCTCAGACATGCGGCCCTTGGAAATGACCGCGTGGCGAAGCTGGTTGATGACGAACTGATCGCTGTAGGTGACGAGCGCTTCCTCATTGCCGTGCAGCGTATCGTCGCCGGTGGTGCCGCGGCCAGTGAGCTGCGGGCGCAGCCCCATGACGAGCTTGTCGCCGGCTTTGGTGGAAAAATCGGTCTTGTTGACAAGCAGGGCGTTGGCGCCCTTGCCCATGAAGGACCAGACATAGGTTTGCTGAATCGCCTCGGCGGCGAGCTCCCGCTCCCAGATGGTCGGGCTGAGCGGATGGCCCGATTGAAATTCCGAATATGCCATGGAAGGCGCTCCTGTGGAGGGATGGTTCGATCCAGCCGCTGCGCTTGGCTGAAAGCGAACTCCCATCCGCCGGGAGCTGAGCGAAAGCGCCCCTCATCCGCTTCGGGGCCTCGCGAGCAAGGACATGGAAATCGGGGCTAGGTGCTCAACCCGAAATCCGATCCTGCGCTGACCTTATGATTGGCTTCCCTGCAAGACAAGCACCGGCATCAGATTTTGTGGGCGCGCGATGCTCGAGGTATCGGGCAGGCATTCTCGCGGCGAATACCCCTCTGTCAGCGCTACGCGCTGCCACATCCCCCGCCGGGGGAGGATCTACGGTAACGCGCTGTTCAAATCCTCCGCTCAAGGGGAGGGGGACCGCCGGCGGCGGTGGAGGGGTAAACCCTTCATATCATCAACCCCACGCCGCCCGAGAAGCGTGCCATTCCGGGGCAGGCATAGAAATTAAGGCTTTTTAAACGGAATTTGCACACCATGGCGGGGCCCGTCGCGGTTATTGGGAAAAGCGATCGCGGGCGGGGGCGCACGCGGTCAGGGGTCGCTCTGGCGCGGAACGCCAGGGCGAGAGGGGCAAGTGATGAAGAAGATTTTCGCATGCGCAGCCGTGGTGATTGCCGCCAATGCCGCGCTCTACCTCGCGGACCACACGGGCAACGCTTCGGCCCAGCGCGAGACGGTCGCCCACGCCGCGCCTGACCAGCGGCAGGCCGGGCCCGAGCAGCTCGCCGACGCCGCGCCGCTGACGCCCGTGCTCGCGCAAAGCACGGCCTTCCACCCCGACGCC